ACAGGCAGTGCTGCTGCTTGCCGGGGAGTATTACGAGCATCGCCACGATGACGGCGCGCAGGCGGCTGGGCTTCCGTTCGGGGTGGTCACGCTGATCGAGCGCTGGCGGACGGTGCGCATTCTGGGCGGGGGCAAGAAATGAACGCGCCCCATCTGAACCGGGCGTTGGTGCTGGAGGCCGTGGTGCGCACCCCGGATGGTGCGGGCGGTTTCACCGAGGCCTGGGTGGCAGAAGGCACTCTTTGGGCCGAGGTCCTGCCGGGGTCCGGCAGCGATACCTTCGGCGAAGAGCGGATGCTGTCGGCGGTGCCCTACCGGATCACGGTCCGGGGAGCGCCGGTCGGTTCGGGGTCGCGTCCCAAGGCGGGGCAGCGGCTTCGCGAGGGCACGCGGCTGTTCCTGATCCAGGCGGTGACCGAGCGGGACCAGTTCGGCCGGTACCTGACCTGCTTTGCCCGTGAGGAGGTGCCGAAATGAGTTACGGTGCAGCACCCGCCCTGCAGACGGCGGTGTTCCAGCGTCTGACGGCCTGGCCCGCGCTGACCGGCGTGGCGATCTTCGACGCCGTCCCGCCGAACGCGACCGGGACCTTCGTCCTGATCGGTCCGGAGGAAGCGCGCGACCAGTCCGACAAGACCGGGGCAGGGGCCGAACATCAGATGGTGATCAGCGTGATCACCGATGCGACGGGCTTTCTGTCGATCAAGACGATTGCGGCCAGTATCTCGGACGCGCTGATCGGTGCGCCCCTGAGCTTAAGCCGGGGCGTCTTGATCAACCTTTTGTTCCTGCGGGCCAGTGCCCGCCGGATCGAAGAGGGCGAGACGCGGCGGATCGACCTGACCTTCCGGGCACGAGTTCAACTCTGAAGCCCCCCCTGACACCTGACAACGGAGAGCGAACATGGCTGTGCAAAGCGGCAAGGATCTGCTGATCAAGATCGACCAGACGGGGGACGGCCAGTTCGTCACCATCGCGGGCCTGCGGGCGACCCGGATCAGTTTCAACACGGAATCGGTGGACGTCACCAGCCTGGAAAGCCAGGGCGGCTGGCGCGAGCTTCTGGCCGGGGCAGGGGTGAAGTCGGCGGCGATTTCGGGGTCGGGCGTCTTCCGCGACGAGAACACCGACGAGCGCGCGCGCCAGGTGTTCTTCACCGGCCAGATCCCGGATTTCCAGGTGGTGATCCCGAGCTTTGGCATCATCGAGGGGCCGTTCCAGATCACGTCGATCGAGTATTCGGGCAGCCACAATGACGAGGCGAGCTACGAGATGGCCATGGCCTCGGCGGGGGCGCTGACCTTCACGGCGCTTTGATGGCGAACCCCTGGACCGGCGAAGTGGCGATCTGGCTGGATGGCCAGCGCCATGTGGCGAAGCTGACGCTTGGCGCGTTGGCGGAACTGGAAGAGGCGCTGAAGACCGAGACGCTTCTGGACCTGGTGCAGCGATTTGAAGAGCGGCGCTTCTCGACGCGCGATGTGCTTGCGCTGATCGTGGCGGGGCTGCGCGGCGGGGGCTGGCAGGGCCAGGCCTCGGACTTGTTGCGGGTCGAGATTGGTGGCGGGCCGGTCGAGGCGGCGCGGGCGGCGGCGGAACTGCTGGCGCGGGCATTCTCGTTGCCGGGCGAGTCATGAGCGGCATCGACTGGTCTGGCCTGATGCGGACTGGCCTGCTTGGGCTGGGCCTGGAGCCGTCGGTTTTCTGGCGGCTGACGCCGGTGGAGCTGAAGATCATGCTGGGGCGGGAGGGTCTGGTCCCGCCCCTGACACGCGCGCGGCTGGCGGAACTGGCGGCGGCGTTTCCGGATGTGAGGAAGGATCAGAGCGATGGCGGAAATCGGAACGATGCAGGAGCAGCTTCAGGCGCTGGAGGTGCAACTGGGCGCGTCCGTGTCGATGGTGGCAGCGTTTGACGGGGAGCTTTCCCGGATGCGGGAGACGATGATCTTTACCGGGCGGGAAGTGAACACGCTGTCGAGTGGGATCAGCGGCGGTCTGCGCAAGGCGTTCGACGGCCTGGTCTTCGACGGGATGAAGCTGAACGACGCGCTGAAGTCGGTGGCCAGTACCATCGTCGACACGGTCTATTCCATCGCGATGAAACCCGTGACGGGGGCGCTGGGCGGGTTTCTGGCGCAGGGGGTGGCGGGCCTGATGGGCGGCGGGATGCCCTTTGCCAACGGCGGCACGTTCAGCCAGGGCAAGGTGCTGCCCTTCGCGAAGGGCGGAATCGTCGGGGCGCCGACGACCTTTCCGATGCGGGGCGGCCGCGGATTGATGGGTGAGGCGGGGCCGGAGGCGATCATGCCGCTGGCACGGGGGCCGGACGGGCGGCTTGGTGTCCAGTCGGCCGGGGGGCGGGCGGTCAACGTCGTGATGAACATCACCACGCCGGATGTTCAGGGTTTCCAGCGCAGCCAGTCCCAGGTCGCCGCCCAGGTCAGCCGCGCCTTGGCGCGCGGTCAGCGCAATCGGTGAGGATAGTCCAATGGCATTTCATGAGATACGTTTCCCGGCAAACCTGAGCTTTGGGTCAGTCGGCGGACCGGAGCGGCGGACCGAAATCGTCACGCTGGCGAACGGGTTCGAAGAGCGGAACACGCCATGGGCCCATTCGCGGCGGCGCTATGATGCCGGGGTGGGCCTGCGGTCGCTGAACGACGTCGAGGCGCTGATCGCGTTCTTTGAGGCCCGCGCCGGTCAGCTGCACGGGTTTCGGTGCAAGGACTGGTCCGATTTCAAGTCCTGCGCGCCTCTGGCGACACCAGCGCCTGACGATCAACTGATCGGAACCGGGGACGGCGAGACGAAGGTGTTCCAGTTGCAGAAAACCTATGTGTCAGGGCTGCAGGACTATGCTCGTCCGATCCGCAAGCCGGTCCTCGGCTCGGTGGTGGTTGCAGTGGCTGGGGACCAGAAGATCAACTCGCAGGAGTTCACCGTGAACATGGACAATGGCGAAGTGACCTTCGCCCTTGCGCCGGATCTGGGCACCCGTGTCACGGCGGGGTTCGAGTTCGACGTGCCGGTCCGCTTTGACACGGACGCGATCCAGACTTCGGTCGCGTCCTTCCATGCCGGGGATGTTCCCAGTGTTCCGGTCGTGGAGGTCCGCCTGTGAGCAAGGAAGCCCTGCATACGCATCTTGCGACCGGGTCCACCACGGTTTGCCGCGCCTGGACGGTGCGCCGCCGGGACGGCGTGATGCTTGGATTTACCGACCATGACCGGGACCTTGTGGTCGACGGAGTCGCCTGTCGGGCCGACACCGGGATGACTGCGCGAGCGTTGCAGCAAACGACCGGGCTTTCGGTCGACAACAGCGAGGCTTTCGGCGCCCTGAGCGCCGCTGCGATAACCGAGGACGACCTGACCGCCGGCCGCTTCGACGGCGCAGAGGTTCAGGCCTACTTGGTCAACTGGGCCGTGCCGCAAGATTTCCTGCTTCAGTTCCGGGGCAGTCTGGGCGAAATCTCTCGCGTTGATGGCAGCTTCAAGGCCGAGCTTCGCGGACTGACCGAGCTTCTGAACCGACCGCAGGGAATGGCCTACACGCCGGGATGTTCCGCTGTGCTCGGGGATGGTCGATGCCGTTTCGACCTGTCTCAGCCGGGCTACATCGTCGAGGTCGCAATCGACGCGGTGGATGACGGTAGGGTCTTCACTTTCAACAACTTTGCCAGTTTCGACGAGCGCTGGTTCGAAGGAGGGCGCTTCTCGGCCCTGAGCGGTGCTGCGACCGGGCTGGTTGGCGTCGTGAAGATCGACCGGCAGGAGGGAACCCATCGTCGGATCGAACTTTGGCAATCGCTGCGGGCGCCGATTGCCGCCGGGGACACCGTTCGCATTCACGCGGGCTGCGACAAGTCCGCGACCGCCTGTCGTACCAAGTTTGCGAATTTCCTGAATTTTCGCGGATTTCCGCATATTCCCGGAGAGGACTGGCTTGCATCGTATCCGGTTCCAGGTCGCCCGAATGGCGGGACGCGACGGTCTGGCGGTGGTGGCACATGACGATTGGTTTGCAGATCATTGCCGAAGCGCGTCTATGGCTTGGCACGCCGTACCTGCATCAGGCAAGTGTCCGGGGAGCGGGAGCGGACTGCCTTGGACTGCTTCGGGGCGTCTGGCGGGAGATTCATGGCGATGAGCCAGAACCTGTGCCCGTCTACACGGCTGATTGGGCGGAACCTTCGCGGCAAGAGGTTCTGCTCGTGGCCGCGCAGCGGTGGCTTCGAGAAAAGCCTCTCTTGTCGGCGGCGGTCGGTGACGTGATCCTGTTCCGCATGCGGGAAGGGAGCATTGCCAAGCACTTGGGGCTTCAATCCGAGATCGGATCGCATCCGCGTTTCATCCACGCCTACACAGGCCACGGCGTGATCGAAAGCTCGCTTTCGATCCCTTGGGAGCGCCGGATCGCGGCGCGCTTTGCCTTTCCAGAAGGAACCGAGTGAATGGCGACTCTGCTACTTTCAGCCGCTGGTGCGATGGTTGGCGCCGGCGTAGGTGGGACCGTCCTGGGCCTCTCCGGCGCCGTGATCGGTCGCGCCATCGGAGCCACGATCGGACGGGCTATCGACCAGCGGATTCTGGGCGGCGGATCGGAACCGGTGGACGTCGGCCGGATCGACCGGCTGCGACTTACGGGCGCGGGTGAAGGCGCTGCCATCGGTCAGATCTGGGGCCGGATGCGGGTGGGCGGTCAGGTTGTCTGGGCCACGGAGTTCACGGAAACGGTCCGTCGTCGCCGGACCGGGAAAGGTGCCCCAAAGCCCAAGGTCAACGAATACAGTTACTCGGCCAGCCTGGCGATCGGACTTTGCGAAGGCGAGATCTTGCGAGTCGGCAGGATTTGGGCGGATGGCAACGAAATCTCGGCGCTTGATCTCAATATGCGGGTCTACAGCGGAAGCGAAGACCAGCTGCCCGATCCATTGATCGAGGCGGTCGAGGGCGCAAGCAGGGCTCCGGCCTATCGTGGCCTGGCCTATGTCGTCATCGAGGATCTGGAGCTTGCCGCATACGGCAACCGCGTTCCGCAATTCAGTTTCGAAGTGGTCCGGGCAGCCCAAGGCCCGGCTGTCGATCCTGCCACCACGCTGAGTGGTGCGGTGCGGGGGGTGGCGCTGATCCCGGGCACCGGTGAATACGGACTGGCGATGACCCCGGTTCACTATGCCGAGGCGCTGGGCCGGAACCGGACGGCAAACGTCCATTCGCCATCAGGAAAGACCGATTTCGCGACCAGTCTGGATCAGTTGACCCAGGAACTGCCGGGAACGGGCGCTGTTTCGCTTGTCGTTTCCTGGTTCGGCGACGACCTGCGGTGTTCGTCCTGCTCGATCCGCCCGAAGGTGGAACAGAAGCTGCGCGACGGTGTCGGCATGCCCTGGCGGGCAGGCGGAATAGACCGGTCGGCTGCACAGGAGATCCCGAAGGTTGATGACGCGTCGATTTATGGAGGTACGCCGACGGATGCTTCGGTGGTTGAAGCGATACGGGCGCTTCGGCAAGCCGACAAGGAGGTGATGTTCTATCCCTTTGTCCTGATGGATCAGGTCGCGGGCAACGCGTTGCCCGATCCCTGGACAGGCGCGGCAACGCAGCCCGCGCTTCCCTGGCGGGGCCGCATCACTCTTGCGGA